CTATATCACTGCCATTTCTACTAATGCGTTGACTATAGAGCGAGGGCTAAATGGAACTACCGATGCCGACCACTTGAAGGATGCGGATATTTATATCTATCAATATCCAAAACCGATAGTTCAGGCTTGCTTAATAACAGCTATGAGGGCTTGGAAAAGAAAGGACTCGGCATATCAGGATGTTGTTGGTGGTGGTGCTTTAGGAACGGTTATCACTTCAAAAGGGATAGACCCTGATGTCGCCGAAATAATCAGACAATATCGAGTATATACATTATGAGCATAGGTGTAAAACTTTCAGTAATCGGATTAGATAAACTCAAGAAGAAGCTCAATGAAAAGAATGTTACCGTTCCATTAAATGATGGCGTTAAGAAAGCTACTTTGCTTCTGGACAGAGAAGTTAAGCAAGCTACAGTTGTTGATACTGGTAGGTTGAGGTCTAGCATAACATCTCAATTCGGTGCTGGCTTTGGGCAGGTGGGAACTAATGTTGAATATGCTCCAATTGTAGAGTTTGGCTCAGCAAAGATGGAAGCCCGACATATGGAGGGCGGAATGAAGGTTCTGGGTGAGGGTATGTTTGCCTTTGGGCTTCGCAAACTAACAGGCAAGATGAAAGAGCTTTTGGGTGATGTAGCTAATGCTATTGAAGCCAGGTGGAAATAATGGGTGTTGAAACTATAGGCAATGGAATCAAAACTAGACTAGAAACAATCAGTGCTTTAAAGCGTGTCTATGCTCCTAATGAATTACGGGATACTTATAATTCATTCCCGTGTGCAATCATTATGCCAGGGGAAACGAATTATGACCAGACATTTGCGGGAGCATATACATCAAGATGGCGTATTATAGTTTTAATAAGCAAGCAAGACACACCTTCAGCTCTAAATAAGCTAATGAATTATATGGAGCCGACAGGAACGAATTCTATTAAGGCAGCACTCTATGGGGATTCTACATTAAATGGCAGTGCTGATGACTGTGAACTAGACCGCAATTTAGGATATGGAATAATGACTTTTGGAGGTGTAACTTATTTATCAACAGAATTTGACCTAATAGTTTATGCCAGACAATAACAAAGGAGGTAAAGAATGGCACATTTAGCGGGAAAGACAGGGATGCTGAATTTGGAAACCAGCGATGAGGCAGGTATCAGGAATTGGACATTGGATTATACGGTAGATGTTTTAGATACCACTGACTTCGCTGACGGGGCAGCCACCAACGCAGCAAGGACATTCCTGCCAGGACTGAGTTCCTGGTCGGGAACATTTGAGGGATTAAAAGACGGTGCCCCCTACCCCTTGACATTCGATTCAACAACCCAAACCATCAAGCTGGAAGAGGATGCAACCCATTATTGGGAAGGCGAATGTTTTATCACAGGAATTACTGCCAATGTATCCGTTGATGGCGTGGTAACCTATGCCTATACCTTTCAGGGCACAGGTGAGCTAACCGAGAGCACAGGTTAAAGGAGGATTAAATGGCACACTTATCAGGTAGAACGGGAATTGTTTATGTTGCCTCCTTATTGCTAGAAGATTGTGAAGATGACTGGCAGGATGGAACTCACGGCACCTCCGACCTTTCAACCACCGATGTTAAGGTTGGCTCAGGCAGTGTGTATATAACAGGTAGTAGCGTTGTTGCTGGGGACATATTGGCTTATGAGGCACTTTCAGGGGCTACAAATCTTTCAACCTATACCCACATTCTTTGCTGGGCTAAATGTAATGCAACATTAGCTGCAGATACTTTGCGGCTTGCATTAGATGATACCGATGCTTGTGCTAGTCCCGAATCACTTGTTTCTCTGCCCGCTCTTACGGCAGACACCTGGAAGTATTGTCATTGTACAGAGGTTGCAACCGATCCATTAGATGATTCGACAGCAGCCGCTTACATCGGGCTGGAATGGCATGGCACTGCCCAGGATAAGATTGTTTACCTTGATGATATAAGGGCAGCCAAAACTGTAGCTGGTATAAGGTCGTGGACATTGGATTACACAGTGGATACCATTGATACGACTGATTTCACCGATGGCAGAGCAACCAATGCTCCTAGAAGTTTCCTCCCTGGGCTTTCTAGTTGGTCGGGAACTTTTGAGGGGTTGAAGGATGGGGCTCCGCTGACTCTCTTTGCACAGTTTGGGCTTGAACTAGCCGAAAGTGCTACTGCAACCCAAATGTGGCTAGGCAATGCTATTATTACTGGAATACACCCCAATGTAGCTGCCGATGGGCTAGTAACTTATACCTATGACTATCAAGGCGTAGGCGAGCTAATGGAGGCTTCGGCATAATAGGAAGCATTGGTGTTCTGCGACAGGGGAAACAAGTTGGTGGCATCTTCAACTGGAGCATAGATGCCACCCTAGTTGATGGAATACAGGGCAAGTGGAAGTCTCCCAAAGCCATCAAGAAGATAACAGCTAGAAGCTACTGGCTGATTACTGAGCCTGATGGTGATATTTTTGAAGTAGACTTCTACCAGCAAATAAATAATCAATTAGTCTTAATAGATACGGGCAGGGTTAAATTAAAATTACCAGATACAACGACATTAAACAGAACATTACAAGCCCCTTTAATCTTAAGGTGGATTTGGGATGAATGAGGCAATTGTTTATCTAGCCCGCAAGCTACATTGGTCGCTTAAAGAGATTGGGGAATTAACTCCCAAACAGTTTAACGAGATAATGGAGGAGCTCCAATTCCAGGAAGCCCAAGAGCGATACAGACAAGACCATGCTGTAGCATCTATCTTGGCAGCTATCGCTAATACAATTCCAAGTAAGAGCCACAGAACTTATAAGGCAAGAGACTTTTTGAGCTACCCAGAACCCAAGAGGAAAAACGAAAGGGAGAAATCACTAGAAGAACTAGCCAAGGAAAAGGGCATAGAGTTACCGCAGGAATCTAAATGAGACGCACCATAATCAAAATCTGGGCGTTTATTTGGATAAGTAATAGTTAGTAAAGGGGGTAAAATGAGTGTATTGGGTACACCAGAAAGAAAAACAATCAAACTGGGGGAAAAGGAGTATCGGCTATCGCCACTCAATCTTAATGTATTGGCTGATATAGAGGAGACCTTTGGCTGTAGCCTCTTGAAGTTGGGAAAAGAACTAGACAAACGACAGGCTATCACATTAAGGAAATTACTATACATCTTTCTCAAAGAGCAATATCCTGAAATCACCTTAACGGAAATTGGTAAATCTATTACACCATCCAATATGCCAGCCATCCTAGAAGACCTGGCTGTTATATTAAGGGGAGAATAAATGGCTAATCCAACATCCGAACTTTTAGTAAAGGTAGCGACAGATACCAAGCAATTAAAGGCTGGGCTTGATAGTGCCGACAAACAAACAAAGGGCTTTGCCCAGAATATACAAAAGCACTCCAAAACTATTGGTATTGCCATGGTAGCCATTGGCACAGCGATTGTTGGTGTTGCCACCAAGAGCGTTCTGTCTTATGCCAAGATGGGAGATGAGGTTGCTAAGATGGCAAAGCGTACTGGCTTTTCCACTGAGGCATTATCGGAATTAAGGTACGCTGCCGAATTGTCTGGCACATCTCTGGCTGGAGTTGAGAAAGCATCTCGTACATTATCAGGTGCTATCTTGGATGCTGGCTTTGGATTAGAGACTTATGTTAGAGCGTTTGATAAGATTGGATTAAGCTATGAGCAATTAAAGTCACTAAGCCCTGAGGAGCAATTCCTCGCCGTAATGGAATCTCTGGCGGGTTTATCAGATGAATCAGAGAGGGCCGCTCTAGCTTCTGACCTTTTCGGCAGAGCTGGTACACAACTATTGCCTATGTTGTCTGATGGCACCGAGGGTCTTAAAGATATGAGGCAGGAGGCTCATGACTTAAATCTAGTCTTTGATAAGGAGGCATCCGTGGCAGCAGAAGACCTAACGGATGCTATGACCGATGTAAAGAGTAGTATAACAGGTGCTGGACTTGCCATTGCTGAAGTCTTGATACCAGCCATTACACCCCTGCTCGACAAGGTAACAGAGGTAGTGAAAAAGATTGCCGATTTTGCTGAAGAGAATGAAACCTTAACAAAGGTAATAACTGGTGCAGGGGGACTGATGATAGGATTAGGGGGGCTGATACTTATTTTACCCAAGCTAATTACTGCGATTAGGGCTGTTGGCCATACCCTAAAGACACTGATGTTGAATCCAGTAGTAGCCTTGACATCAGCCCTAGCCTTATTGGGCTTTGGTATTTATTCCCTGGTTAAACATCACACAGATTGGAATAAAGTGGTGGAAGCTGCCACTAAAGTTAATGAGGAATTAGAGAAATCCGAGGGTAAATTAACAAAAGAAGTATTAGAAGCACAAAAAGCCTACAACGAATTAAGGATAGCATATGGGCAGTTAGAGGGAGAGGAATTAGAACAAATACAGCGGAGCCAAGAGATTATAGCACTATGGGAAGATGGAACTTATGTCCTCAATGAAGCAACGGGAGCTTTGGAACTATATACTGAAGCAGAAAAAGCATTGAGCAAGGAAACTGATAAGGCAATAGCCAAACAAAAGGAGCTTCTTGGGATTTTGGGGAAATTATATCCTACAGGAATGACGATGAAAGAACTGCAAGCATATGGTGAAATGTTGTGGGCTCGTAAGCGGGGTATAACTGAAATTGGAGGATACACCCCAGGCACAGCAGGGTTTATGAGGGCATTGGGCTATACAGAGTATCAACATGGTGGCGTTGTAAGCAGCCCTACATTGGCATTAGTAGGTGAAAGGGGACCAGAAGCCATTGTGCCTTTAGATAGAATGGGTGGTATAACAATTAACTTTACCGAACCCGTATTTATGGAACGGGAAGAAAGTATAAACAAATTAGCCGATAGAATATACAGAGTGATTAAAAAAGAACAAAGGCTCTCTTTCGGTGGAGCATATTCAGGATAGGAGGTAACTATGGCGAACGAATTCAAACACAAAGATGTAGGTAGCAGTTTAAGTGAAGCAGAATATGATGGTGTGGGAGCGCATGTATTTGACTCTCAGGCAACTGGGGACATTATGTATGCTTCTTCTGCCACTCAATTATCAAGGTTAGGAATAACCAATGATAGAATTTTAATTTCAAGCGGTGGCGTTCCTGCTTGGTCTAATACTTTACCTGCCTTTACTCTTGGTGGCACTGTAACTGCTGGTAGTCAAATAATAGAAAGCGGAGCCCATGATGGTGCACTAAAGCTCTATTCCACACAGGATGATGCTGGCGGTTATTATGGGGCACTAATAGACCTTTATGGAGACACCGCTGCTGGTGCTCCAGGGTCTTTTCAGTTACGAGTTCCCAATGCTGCTAAAGATGGTCTCATAGGTGCTCTCACTATTTCGGGTGCTACAGATACACCATTAGTTACTTGGGGGGCTGGTGTTACCCATACAGGCTTAAAGCTAAGTGGTGCTCTAACCATCAATGGTCAAGCCCTTGATGCTGGGGCTACTTATGCCCAGATAGATACTACGCATAGTGTGGGATTACTTATTCTTAGTACAAAGGTTGCTAGTGGCGGCCAAGCTAACGGGTTGGAATTACGAAATACGGAAGCCGCATCTATTGGTGCCTACACCGAATTATCCTTTAAGCAACGAAACGATGCCCCCGCAACTATTGAA